GGCCTGGAGGCCGCCGTGCGCAACGCCCTGCGCATCGGGGCCGACCCCGAGGGCGGCTATCTCGTCCCGGACGAGTTCGAGCGCCGCCTGGTGGAGGCCCTGGAGGAGGAGAACATTTTCCGGGGGCTGGCAAACGTGATCACAACGTCCAGCGGCGAGCGTAAAATCCCTGTCGTCGCCAGCAAGGGCGAGGCGTCGTGGCTGGAGGAGGGCCAGGCCATCCCGGAGAGCGACGACAGCTTCGGCCAGGTGACAATCGGGGCCTACAAGCTGGGCACGATGCTCAAAATCTCCGAGGAGCTCCTCAACGACAGCGCCTTCGACCTGGAGGCGTATATCGTGCGCGAGTTCGCCCGGCGCACCGGCGCGAAGGAGGAGGACGCCTTTATCAACGGCGACGGCACGGGCAAGCCCACCGGCATCCTCGCGGCCACGGGCGGCGGGCAGATTGGCGTCACCACGGCGGGCGCGACCGCTATCACCCTCGACGAGATGCTGGATTTGTACCACGCCCTCAAGACGCCCTACCGCCGCAGCGCCGCGTTCATCACGAACGACGCCACGGTGAAAGCCCTGCGCAAGCTCAAGGACAACAACGGCGTCTATCTGTGGCAGCCCAGCATCAAGGAGGGCACCCCCGACACCATCCTCAACCGGCCCCTGATCACGTCGGCCTTCATGCCGGGGATCGCGGCGGGCGCAAAAACCGTGGTGTTCGGCGACTTCCGCTATTACTGGATCGCCGACCGGCAGGGCCGCATCTTCCGCAGGCTCAACGAGCTTTTCGCCGTCAACGGCCAGGTCGGTTTCATCGCTACCCAGCGCGTGGACGGCAAGCTGATCCTGCCGGAGGCCGTGCAAATCCTCCGTCAAAAGGCGGCGTAAAGGGGGGGCGCGATATGCGCAAGCCTGAAACGGCGGTGCTTTTGCTTTCCAAAGCAAAAGCGAATCTCATACTGGAACACGGCGCGGACGACGACCTGCTTTTGGGTTTCATCCGCGCCGCGCTCTCCTATGCCGAAAGCTACCAGCACCGCCCGGCTGGGCACTACGCCAAGGCCCCGCTGCCCCCCACGACCGAGCAGGCCGTGATTATGCTTGCCTCGCATTTTTACGAATCGCGGGACGGCTCCACGGCGGGCTTCTTCGGGGACAGCGTGGCGGCGGGGCGGCAGGTGTGGGACACGGTGAATATGCTGCTGCGATTGGAAAGGCGGTGGTCGGTTTGAGCTTCGGCAACCTGGCCGCCGTCCCCCTCACCCGCGCCGAGGCCGTGGCGTTCATCGAACGGCACCACCGGCACCACAAGCCCGCACAGGGCGACAAGTTCCGCTTCGGCTGCCTCGCGGGCGGCGAGCTTGTGGGGGCGATCCAGGTGGGCCGCCCCGTCAATCGTATTCTGGACGACGGCGGCATTCTGGAAGTGACCCGCCTTTGCACGGACGGCACGGCGAACGTCTGCTCTTTCCTTTACGCCCGTGCCGCCAAGATCGCCCGGCTCATGGGGTACAGGAGAATCATCACGTATATCCTCGACAGCGAACAGGGCGCGAGCCTGCGGGCGGCGGGCTGGCGTAAGGAGGCCGATGTCGCGGGCCGGTCGTGGAGTTGCGCGAGCCGGGAGCGGAATACCGCCGCCCCCACCTGCGACAAACAGCGCTGGGGGAAGGAGTTGAACGGGCCGTGAGCTTTGGCAAAATGAACACCCCCATCACCATCCTCCGCGTCCAGTACGAGAAAGACGCGGACGGCTTCGCTCAACCCACCGACCAGCCCGTGAAGTCCGTCCGCGCATATTTTGAGCAACGCCACGGCAACGTGAAGTGGGCCAACCGCGCCGCATTCAGTGAGGCCACAGCCCTGTTCCGCTTCCGTGTGATCCCCGGCGTTATCGTGGAGCCCCTATATATAATTGTATGCGCGGCGGGCCGCTTCGAGGTGCTTTCCGTGGAGCCGCTGCGGGGCCTCTACATCGAAATTTTAGCGCGGGAGGTGGCCACCCTTGGCGAAGGCTGATACGTTTTTACCCGAGGACTTTATCCTCGCCCTTTCCCGGCTGGAGGCCCGGACGGACGAGATCGTGCCGAAGGTGCTGGCGGCGGGGGGCGAGGTCGTGCTGGAGCACGTGCGCACCCGGCTCCGGGCCGTGATCGGCTCCGGCACGAAACGCCCCTCGCGCTCCACCGGGGAATTGGTGGAGGCCCTGGGCCTCACCCCGGCCCGGCTCAACCGCAACGGTGATTACGACGTGAAGGTGGGGTTCAACGAGCCACGGCGCGGCAAAGGCGACAGCAACGCCAAGCTGGCGAGCATCCTGGAGCACGGGAAGCACGGCCAGCCGCCCAAGCCGTTCCTCAAGCCCGCCAAGATCGCCAGCCGGGAAGCCTGCATTGAGCGGATGCGCCGGGTGTTCGACGAGGAGGTCGGAAAATGAACATAACCGCCGAGCTTGACGCCCTCATAACCGGCCTGGGCCTGCCCGTCGAAACGGGCAAGTTTTCCGGCAAGGCCCCGGAGGAGTATGTCATTGTGACGCCCCTGGGGGACGCCTTCGCGCTGTATGCCGACAACCGGCCCGAGTATGAAACGCAGGAGGCCCGGCTGTCGCTGTACAGCAAGAAGAATTACCAGGCGGCCAAGCGGCGGCTGGTGAAGGCCCTGTTGCTGGCGGGATTTACGATCACGCTGCGGCAGTTCATGGGCCGTGAAGATGAAACCGGGTACTTTCATTACTCAATCGACGCGCAAAAATTGTATAGATGGGAGATTGATTGATTTGGCTACTATCGGCTTAGACAATATGGTATACGCAAAGATCACCGAGGGCGCGGGCGGCGTTGAAACCTATGCCGTCCCGCAAATCCTGGCGAAGGCCATCAAGGCCGACCTGAACATCGAAACGGCTGACGCTGCGCTCTATGCCGACGACGCCCTGGCCTACGCCATTAAAGCGTTCAAGGGCGGCAAGCTGTCGCTGGGTGTGGAGGACATCGGCGTCCCCGTGGCCGCCGATTTGACCGGCGCGAGCGTGGACGATAACGGCGTCCTGGTCGCCGCCAGCGAGGACGACGGCTGCCTGGTAGCGGTGGGGTTCCGGGCGCTCAAGCCCGACAACCACTATAGGTATTTCTGGCTGTACCGCGTCAAGTTCGCGGTGCCGTCCACCAACCTTGCCACGAAGGGCGACAACATCCAGTTCCAGACCCCCGTCGTGGAGGGCACGATCATGCGGCGCAACAAGACCGAGGCCAACGGCAAACACGCGTGGAAGGCCGAAGTGACGGAGGGCGACCCCGCTGTCGCGGCGGTCATTGCCGCCTGGTTTACCCAGGTTTATGAACCGGCCTTCGCCGGATAAGAAAGGGGCTCCATTATGAACGAACGCAGCGCCGTTAAAACCCGTGCTTTTAGACAAGCGAACTCTTTGTGTGTCAAGGGGTTCGCGTTTTTTGTGCCCGTTGGCAGAGAGCAAAAACCGAGACTTGTTGTTTATTTGTTGTTTGCGATGGATTTCAGGCACAACTGGATAGAGCAAAAGACAAGCCGTTGGGGAAGGATAATCATCCCGACGGCTTGCCGGGAAAGAATGCTCTCCCGCTCCAACGTGGCAACCGCTCCAAATACCGTAAGCATGAACTTTCCCGTGGGTGTGGTGGTGTCGATGCATTCTTTCTTTGAGATAAAGTCCACGCCCTTCGCCGTGAGCCGTTCCACCAAATCCAGCAGATCGCGGGTGTTTCTCGCAAAGCGGGATATGTCAAACGCGTTTCCGGTCAAGCCGTCAATCAGAGCGCAGAGCGAGGACTTTGTTTTGACGATCTGCGCGGCGATATCGGCGTATGTCACAGCGTATTTATCCGCCAAAGCGCGAACCTTCGACACCAAATCGGCAAAAATGCCGTCGGGGACGCGGTGGATCGCCGCCAGCAGCGAGGCAATCCACTTTATTTCAAGCAGATCCAGCGCCTGCGCGTCGGTCAGGCCCTCAATGGTGGCTTTGGTTTTCATGTGCAGCGCGGCGGTTTGCTTCCTGACGGCGGCCTTCAGGGCTTTTTCTTCTTTTTGCAGGGCGGCAGCCCTCGCCTCGTCTTCGCTTGGCGTATCGCTTTCTTCGTCCTCTTCCGGAAGGGAGTCAATCATTTCTTCGTAAGCGGCGGCGATTTCGGCAAGCCGCTCCTCTTTGGCCGTGAGTTCTGCCATGTCAGCTTGCAAGAGCGTAGCCTGAACCAAATCAAACGGAATGACAAGCCCGGCCCAGCCGTCCTGCACCTCATAGTCCTTGCCGTCCTTCTTTCTCAGCACCATATTGGGGACGACTTTTTTCACGGCGGCGAAGCCCTCGGTCTGTATGATTTCCAGATCCACGGCGGTTTTCACCCACTCGTCGTCGAGCGCCTGATAGACGCTGTACTTGTCCGCCAGCGGGACCGCGCCGAGCCGCGCGAATATCGCGTCCGCAAGCGCGGTTTCCTCCTTGTGGATGTCAAGGCCCTGCATATTCTCAATGAGCTCGGTCTTTAACAGGCCTCCAAAGCCGCCGAAGGCCGTTTTGTACTTTTCTTTAAACCTGATCACAGATGAATGGTTCTTGACGGCGGCTTCCATGTCGCCGGCGGCAAGCCTGGCATAGGGCGAGCCGTCCCCGGAGAAGAGCGCCCTTTCCAGTTTGCCGAACGCATCCCAGTAGGGCTTAAGCAGGCCGATTTCGCTTGGTCGGGTCGTAAATATCGATCGTGTCGCGGTTTTTCACGTGTTCCGCCACAATTTCGGACATCAAAAGAGCAACCTCATGGGGGGTGTAAAACTCGCCCGCCTTTTTGCCCGCGTTGGCCGCGAACATGCTGATGAAGTATTCATAAATGAAGCCCAGCACGTCGTAGTCCTGTTTGCCATCCATGGGGATGACTTTGATCAGTTGAATCAAGTCGCTGACGGCTCTCGTCTGTGAGCCGCTGCTGTCGCCCAATTTGGAAAGCCCCGTTTGCAGGGTGTCGAAAATGCGCTCAAACACTTTTTTATGGGAGGCATTGATCAGGTGGCTGAACGCCGACAGGGCGTCGCGCACATCGGATATGTCAAAGTTCTTGATTTTTTCCCATTATAGCGCATCTTCTTCGACAATGCCAGCCCCAGCCCTTTTGCGCAAAAATAAAAGGGCCGCATCATGCGGCCCTGACCCCGGCGGCTTTTTTTACATCGCCAACAGCTTGGACGCCACATAGTCGATCGAGGAATCGTAGAACACAAAATCGTCGATGCGGCCCGCCCGCTTTGCTTCCACAGTCCGCGATACGTCGCCCTGGTTGCGCTCCGGGCACATCAAAAGAAGCTTGCATTGTGGCGCCTCCTCCCGCAGGCGGGCGCAGAGCGACAGGCAGTCGGCAATGCCGTGATGCTCGCCCGATTCCGCAACCTCGATCAGCGCGGCGTCGGCCGCCCGGGAACGCACCGCGGCTTGCGCCAGGGAATGGGAGGGCTCAAAAACCAGGTGGATCCCCGGGTCGTCACGCAGCCGCTGCGCCATGCCCTGCGCGATGGTTTTGCGCCAGATGACCAGCACAACCGTCCGCTCCCCGGGGACGGGCAGGGCGGCCGTAACCCCGCCGTTCGCGACGCCCAGGAACACCTGCGCGTTGTCCGCGGAATAGGGGTTGTGGTTTTCCGGCGCGGGGTCCGGGGCTGTGCGCACCGCGCTGGCGTGAATCAGCGCGGTGGCGGCCAGGGCCGAGAGCAGCCAGATGCCCAGCGCGGCCCAGCACAGGAACAGGGAGCTCCCGTTGCGCCGGTGCAACAGCCAGACGACCAGCGCGAGCGCTGCCCAGCCGGACTGCCACAGCAGGGTGAAGCCCAGCCCGAGGAAAAACCCGCGGCCCATTCGTCTTCGCATGGCGCGTCTCCTAGTGATCTTCTTGTAGCTTTCGCTTGTTCTTTATCTCGCCGAGGATGACGCCAATGCCGAGCAGGGCCACGATCCCCGCGATGGCATACCAGAATGCGTTGCCCTCGCCCTGCGCGTATGCCTCGAAATATGCCTTGTCCGGCTTGTCGGGATTGTAATAGACAGTGATGTCGCCCTCCAGGCGTATGTCGCTGTGCCTTCCGGTGTTCTTGTAGGTTTCGCCGTCCACGGTATACTCAAAGTCGACATTGTAGTGATCGACAACCTCGTCGCCGTCGTCGTCCGTGCTGGTGATCTCTTGGCACCGCAAAACCCGCGCCTGCACGGTGGGATACGTACTGACCTTAGCGCTGCTCCTGTTTGACAGCACGCCCCCAAGCACGCACAGGGCCGCGAAAACAAGCAGCACGATTCCCGCGGCGATGCCCTTCTTCGCGTGCTCCTTGCGCTCTTCCCTCATCTCTTCTTCGTTGTAGCCGAAGACGATTTCTTCCTTGCCGCTCATGTTTGCCATCCTCTGATCGACCATTTCCTGCGGCACAGTCCACCCTAAGCCTTGTTTCTTGCGCTCGTTCGCGACCCGCAGTTCCTCTCCTGCCTGGGCAAACGCCTCCTTCACGACCTTGGCCTGCGCCTTCGTTCCCGCTATGGTATACTTGATATGCCTGTAGATGACCCACCCGATCAAGCCCCCGAAGACGACAAACACGGCGATACCGAGTATGATATAGCCGGTGTCATTACCCGTTTCCATGGGAGACCTCCCTTCTGTCAACGCTATAATGCAAGGGCGGCCCGAAGGCCGCCCCGCCGCAATACACTCTATCAGTACTCCGCCGTCAGTTTGATGGTCTCCAGCACGGGCCTGGCGCCGTCGATGCCCACGTCCCGGATCTCGACCACGATGGACCCGGCCTGGTCCGTCAGCAGCCCCGGCCGCCAGGAGGTGACCAGGATGGTCTTGTTCCATTGCGCGGACTCCATCACCAGCCACTCGATGCCATTGATGGTGACGTTGTCCTTCTGCACGGCGTCCTTGTTCAGGAAGCGCACGCCGTAGTCGTCCTCCACCTGGTATTGAGGCGACTTCGATTCCTCCTTGATCTCCATGTAGGTCGCGCTGGGGCGCAGCTTGTCGTTCTTCAGCTTGCCCTTCGTCGCCTTGTTGTAGGGCCTGTCGAACTTATCATAGAGATACCAGTTGCCCTTGGCGGTGTAGGTGAGATGCTCCATCTCCACGTCCTCGGTCTCCGGCCACTCGTAGGTGATTTCGACCTCCTCGCCGCGCAGCTTGACGGTCTCCAGCGCGGGCGCTGCCTGCTCCAGGGTCGCACCCTTGATGTCGACCTGCAGGGTGCAGATGTCGTCCTCGCCCCGGTTGGAGACCAGGACGAAGCCCTTGTTATCCGTCTTCTCGATCACGAAGTACTCGATGCCGTTGTAGGTGACGTTTTCCTTGGCCTGCGCGGCGTTGTCGTACCATTTCAGCTGTGCGTCAATGCGCTCTTGTGGGGTGGAACGGGTGTAGTCGCTCAACTCCATCTCGATTTTTGAATCGATGCCGCCGAGCTTGAGCGTCAGGCCGCTGCTGCGCTCATAGAACACCCAGCCGCCCGCCTCCTCGCAGGTGAGGCACGTGTCCTCCAGGAGCTTGCCTCCGGCGCCCGCCGGGGTGCCGGGTTGATCCGGGTCTTCGGGTTTGTCTTTGCCGCATCCGGCCAGCAGGCTCAGGCCCAGCAGCAGCGCCAGCAGCATCGCGATTGTTCTTTTCATCCTGTGATCCTCCTATAAAATTATTTTTTCTTGGGAGGTTTCTATTATAGCACGCAGTCAGCCGCCGCGCCCTAGCCGCTGTGGCTAGTTTTGTGCCTTCAATACAGCGGGTTGATCCACCCGTTGGAGATCATATAGAACGCAAGGTCGATCGTCTTTGTGAAGCCCATCTTTGCCAGCATGTTGGCCTTGTGGTATTTCACGGTGCTCACGCTGATGAACAGCTCCTTCGCGACCTCCTCGCTGGTGAGGTTCTTGCAGATCAGGCGTAGCACCTCCAGCTCCCTGCGGGTCAGCGGGGCCTCGCCCTGGGGCAGGGGGATCGTCCGTGCCTCGGGGTAGTAGGTCCCGCCCGCCATGACCTCCCGCGTTACCTCGATGAAGAAGTCCAGGCTGCGGCTCTTGAGCACGAAGGCGTGGGCCCCGGCCTCCTTCGCCCTGGGCGCGTAGGTGATCTCGTCAAAGCCGGACATGACGATGACCTTGATCCCCGTGAACCTCTCCCGGACCGCCTTGGCGGCCTCCAGGCCGGAGACGCTGCCCTCGGTGCATACGTCCATCAGCACTAGGTCGGGCCGCAGCCGTTCGCAGTAGGTGCAGGCTGTAGCGGCGCTGGGCAGTTTGCCCACCACCTCAAAATCGCCCGTGCCCGTCAGTGCGAACGCGAGGGAGTCGCACAGGGATTCATGGTCGTCCACGATCAGCGCTTTATACATCGTCTTCACCTAATTCCTCCCGGCAAATCAATCTCCAGGCTTCACATTGCCGCCAGCTTTGTGAACAGGTAATCCAGCGAGGTGTCGTAAAAGACGAAATCGTCGGCGGCGTTGTTTTTCACCGCCCGGATTGCCGTCCTGCGCGCGGCCTTCGGCACAAGCAGCAGGAGCCGGCAGCCGGCCGACCTGCGCAGCGCCCGGCAGAACGCCTCGGCTTCGTCGGCGGGGATCCCGTCCGCTACGTCAATGACCGCTGCGTCAAGCCGCAGGACGTCCATGTCGAGGGCCGCCTGGCGGGGGTCCAGCAGCGGATAGAGCTCGAACTCCCAGTCGGGGCGGTTTATTTTGGCGGCCGCGAGGCTCTGGGCAAGAACTCTGTTCGTTGTGACAAACCCAATCTTTTTCATGCGCAACCCTTCTTTCCGCGCTGATTATACCACATCGCCGCGGCGCGCGCCCTATCCGCTGCGGACAGTTTTGTGATACCAAATCCAGAAAAACTATCCGTGGCGGCTAGGGCCAAAATCATTTTTACATGTTATACTTTATTTGAATAATCATATACAATACGCATCGAGAGGGGAATCGTCCATGAAACGAACCGTGGCCCTCGCCCTGGCTGCCCTGCTGGCCTGCCTGTGCCTTTCCGCCTGCGGGGAAAAAACGCCCGGCCCGGAAAAATCCGACGCGCTGCTGACTCTCTATACAGAGGCCCAGCCCCTGCGCATCGTCACGCAGGAGAAGGGCGTGACGGTCACGCTGCAGCTGCTGGAATACGAGCCCACACTGGGCTTCCTGCGGCCCGTCGCCGACGAGTGGGAGGAGACGCTCGAGCCCGGCAGGGAATATACAATCGACAAGGAATTGGCCGAGGGCATCCCGCAGTACCGGCTTTACGCGCGCAAAGAGAACTTGACTGCGGTTCATGACCTGGTTTACGACGGAAAGATCGGCGGCAGGGCCGTCGAGATCAAGGGCAGGCCCTGGGCCCCCGCGCCCATAGACGAAAACTCGCCGATGATCCACCTGTGCCGTGCCGCCGCCACCGTGTCGCCCGGCGGGGGGGAGGACCCGTACACCTATTGGTACGCCATCGCCTGCGCCGTCTCGGGCCTGCGGGCGGCGGACCTAGGCCTGGAGCCGGTTGAGTTGGTGCCGCGCGAATATGACCCGGGCGAGTACAACGGCTACTATCGCGTGCCGGACTGGCTGTTCGAGGCCTACGCGCTGGCGCTGTACCCGGGTATAGATGTCCCCCCCATCGGGGACTACGACCTCTGGGTGGAATACCATCCGGAGACCCACGAGCGCTGGTGGGTACGCGACGGCGCGTACGACGGCAGTTACCGGGCGGAATTTAAGAGCGCACAGCGGAATAACGACGGCACCT